ATGACGCTCTGCGTAATACCCAACTGGCCATGCAGCATACTCGTCAGGTATTCGATTTGCTTCATCAGATTGTTCTCAACCGGACGGTTCAGCTGCGTAATGCGCTCCGTTCCGTCTGTGTAGGCGATGCCGTAACGGCTGCCGGTCAATTGTTCTTCGATATCCTTACGGCGTTTCTCAGCCTGTGCGCGTCTCGTATCCGACTTGATCACATACGGAAGCTGAATAATCAGGTCCAGCTTTCCGGAACTGCTTTGCTCATCAATGACGTCAAGAAGATTGAGCTTGCGCATCAGTCTTTGCATCATCGAATTCTGTTCGTTGATCACCGCATACAGCGGATTCTCAACAATCGTGCAGCTCCGCTTGGAAACGATGATATCCTCACGAAGTCCGGTTCGCTCGTTGTACACGCGGCACTTGACCCGGTCCGGATACCATTCGAGAATCTGACCAACACGCATGGTGTAAATGTCAAAGCTGCCGGATTTGTTGATGTCATCATCGGTGTCGATTGGCACGATTGCGATTACGCCCTCGTCAAGCAAACTCATGTATACATCATGCCGGAATGCTCTGGCACTCTGGTCGATATTGGCTTCAACGGTGAGACACTCGTTCAGCGGATCGTTGACGACATGAGAAAAGCGGCCTTTATCATCAAGCTTTACATGCTTAATCTCAATGGCCGCTGCATCCATAGCAATTCGATTGAAAATCGCTGTCGCAATACTCTTGTCTCCGCCCCGTCGTGTCTTCGTCTTGGTCGGCGGGTAACTGCTGCTCATTCCGGTATATCCGTATTGCAGCGTCGGGTCTTTATTAAAAAAAACGTTCCAGGCATTCTTAATCCTGGAACCAAGCCGGATCTCCATTTTGACCTCGTCCTCCTTCATTATTCAAACGCATCCCGATTCAGCTTATAAGCAACGTAGGCGTCCATCAACGCCGCTACGGCGTCGATCTTTTCCTCGTTATGCTTCTTCATCAGCTTTCGGTTGCCGTTTGTGTCTTCTAGTGTGATGCAGTTTCCCATCGTAAAGGTCATCAAAGCCTCGTCAAACAAAAGCATCCGTTCCTCAGCAAGCTTCTTGAGCTCACCCAAAGGAACGGATTCTGTCTTTGATCCCTGAATAACTTTTACAATACCGAATGGACCGTTTTCCCTCTCCCATCGCTCGACGAAAGCCTGAGCGTTATAAGGATCGTATCCAAAGCACATCACTTCATAACCGGATTGTGTAATGTGTTCATCCAGATCTTCGTAAACATCCATCATCTCAAGCGTAACGCCGTTCATAACGATCAGGCTGCCTTCTTTGATGAATTCGTCATACTTGTTTCTTAGCGCGCTAGGTAGCTTATGCAGCGTGTTTTCCGTGATGTAGTTTCTCGTTTTCACGCCATAGCTTCCGTTACTCAGCGGAAACAGGAATGTAAACGCACAGAAGTCATCGCCGCGGGACATATCCGCGCCAAGTGCGCACGACATCTGCCAGAAGTTCCTTCTCCTGTGCGGAAGCGTCTCTTCATAGGTAAAGAAATACGTATATCCCTCCAGCGGAATACCAAATCTCTTCGCCAGAATATCGTTTCGCACAGCAGGATTGCTTTCCGCTCTTTCCACGTCTCGCTGATAAGTTTCATAGCTGACAGTCTTTCCAAGATTCGGATTAGCCTTCAGCCACACCTCAGGGTTAGCGACTTCGTCGATACTGTCAAGCTTGTAGTACCAAATCGAAATATGTGGAGCAATCTGTTCACCCTTTAGGATGTTCATCAGCTCCATTTTGATCGTATCACCTCTGCCGTTTCGAACAGTGCCCTCGGAACTGATCGCAACGATCAAATACTCAGTGTCGCCCTTTGCCGCGCCCTGTTCAAGTGCGCCAATCGGGTCTTCACGGATTTCACCAGAAAGCCATTCGTCAACCGTAGCAATCTTGCATCGCAGGCCCTGAAGCTTATCGATGCTCATCGGTCGAACTTCAAGCAGCGAATTTGTCTTGAAGTGCTCGACACCCCTCTTCGTTGAGGCCAGCATCGGGCGCATCATTCTCGATCCCTTGGTGTTCTGCATAGAGCCCATCGTGATGAACTTGAACAGCGGTCCTCTGGCTCTAGCGATAGCGGTCTTGATCGGTGAAAGTACCTCTTCAGCCTGCTTCATCGTCGGAGCTGTCGTCACCTGATGCGTTGTCGAGGTATCAACGACCAGATAGTATGCATGCAGGCAAGCTGCGTACATCGATTTGGCTGCACCTCGCGCAACGATCAGGTATTGTTTGACGGTAAGCCTACGCTTTACGCGCTTCTTCACATACCGTCCGCCATGACCATCCGGATTTGGCTGATAAACGCTTCTCTCAACGAAGTAATACCAGCAGAAAATCTGCTCACTCCATAGCTTGAATGAGTCAAGAAGATTCAGATTGCTGCCATCAGTCAGCGTCAGCTCTTCTTCACAGAATGCTATAAACTTATCGGTTGCTTTATCATCGTAGTAAATCGCGGGATTGGCAATCAGATCGTCGATTCGATTCATCTCCATCGAGATTTCGCGGTTGATCGGTATTTCGCCATTCAATACGGCATCCCGAAACATGCCGTAATACTTGGGAACGGCAGTATTCGATAATGCCATTTTGAAGTCTCCTATTTGATATTAGTCTTTATAGCTAAACTGAATATCCTGAACTTCGAAAAGGGATTCGAGACCACTTCTCATATGTTTCTTCGCATATTCTTTAGCCAACTCAGTACCAGCAGCGACTAAAACGCCTTTGACAATACGCTCTCCAGCTTTTACATAATTAGGCTTAATCATGTCTTTGTACTGCCGTTCCTTTAGCATTCTATTGATTTTCTGCTGAAGCTCATTATCCGACATTTCTGAAATCTTCTTTTTCGCTGGTTTATGACCAAGCTGAGAAGGGGTTCGTCTGATACCCCACTTCATTCCCTTGATGCCGTAATGATGAATTGAATTTTGCACTTTATTCTACCCTCCATTTCTGCCAAAAATAAAAAAAAGACCGATACACTCAAATGAATGTATCAGTTAATTTCTTCTCTCGCATCTCTAAGATCCATAGCCAGTACACATACGGTCTCCATATCAACATCATCGCCAGCGTCAATAAAATTGATCACTGTCTGCTGATCTTCAGGACTATCCCATACATCACAAATGACGCCGAGAACGAAATTATCATTATCAAAAACGGTCCTCAGCTTTTTTACAAGCTTGATTTGCAGATCAGTATAGACATACTCTTCGTTATTCATATCGATCCCTCTTTAATAATCCAGTTGCACCCTTCGGGATTTTCCATTTATCAATCACACGATAAGTATCATCGAAATGATTTTCAAACTTATAAATATGATTCTCGATTGGTCTAATTATGACTGGTAATTTCTTCTCTTCATCTGTAATATGGGTTCGAAGTTCACTCATTACCATTGCATATTCTCGAACATCGAGTCGAACCGTCTTTCGACTCTTTACTCGTTTGCCGAACAACTGTAAATTCATTGTAGCACGACCAGCAAGTTTGTCAAGCTGTTCTCTCGATCGCCTCACGCCCCACTTCATTCCTTTGATGCCATAGTGGAACAATGCTGCCGGAGAAATATAAATGTCATACCGCCTCATAACTTATTCCTCAGAGGCGACTTCAAGACACCACTCAAGCTTGTCGTGTCTCGCCTGTAACGATGTGAGCAGAGCCGCATTGTTCGGCGGATCAAATACCAACTTCACGCTCAGATAAATATAAGTAACAACATTATTCAGCTTCTTGTTATCCTGAATAAGCTGTCCCCATGTCGCGCTTTCATCGGAAATTGAAAGACCCTCTTCTGGACCAATGCCGAATCGTGCGACATCAGCAAGTGCACTGTTGATATGGATAATGATCTCCGGATCATAGTGCTTGTAAATCTCATCAGGTCCGATCATCTGTCGGATCGTTTTGAGAATACTCTCATTAAACATAAGTATCCCTCCTATCGTCTCCACGGGCATGTGTCATTTGGACGCCTGATAATCGGATCGAGAATCAAAAGATTCTCATTCCCATAATGGATCGCAGTATGTGTGTTTCGAGCACAGCAAACCATATACTTCGGATCAAGAAGAAGCTCTGTCCGATAAATGATGTCGTTCTTCGTAAGTGGATTCATATGATGAACATATACGAGACCCTCGATCTCACGATCATCTATTCCAAGATCACATCCAAGATCTCGAATGATGACGTCATGGCGAACCTCTTTCCATTCCCTGTCTGTTCGATAAAAAACCTGATTCAAATATCGTTCAAATCCAAAAGTCTCCTCTCCAACTTTTCCACCAAGTCGGAGATAACGATATCGTTCGAGAAATGTATCACGCTTTATCAGCTCGTCATATGTTCTAAGCTTCATCGTCGCCACCAAACATACTGTATCGTTTCATAGCCTCCATAGCATCAGTCATAATCTCCTCGATACGCTTATTCGACTGATAGGAATCCGTCTTTGCATCAGCAAGCTTCTTCTGAGATTTAAGCATCTCCAGCTCAACCTTTGCCTTCACTGTACCAAGTTTCAAATAATGCACAATAACCTGTGCGGATGCTGTTCCATCTCGAAGCTGCTTCTCCGCCAGATCGGTTGCCAATGATACAAGCTGGCTCTCCCGACCCTCTGGTGTAATCGCAGCATGCTTTTTCCGCGAAGTCCCAGGAGACTTAACGGATTGTGCAGTGGTTCTCATTAGAATCGTCTCCCTTCTTCACAGATTTGGTACTGTTTGTTAAGCCTATAAGGACCAAGCTGAAGGAGAAAAAAGCTAAAGAAAACAGCCTAACCCCCATAAGCTCAACAAACAGTACCACTTTTGGTTTTCAAAAAATCCCACCGGAGAAAAAATAAAGACCGGCGCGATGTAGGGAGGGGGTGTATTTTTCGACACCCTCCCCCTATACCTTACGCTACTTCTCGCATTACTTTTTTGTAAATGTTCCTGAAGTCAAGCTGAATAATCTCATCGATTGCTCTCTCAACTTCTTCATCATTTTCTTCCTGACTCAGCTGATCACTGGTTCGGGCAATGCGGCCAAGGTAATCACATGTTCCATAACCCTTCTCATTGTCAAACAACAGCCATTGAGCGAATTCCTCAAATGGATCATAAGGATTATCAAACGTTGTGAGCATGACTTCTCTTGCCATTTCGAATTCACTCCTTTCCAAGCATGTATTTATTGACTGTAGAACTGGATACACCAAGCGCTTTGGCAATCTCAGCCGTTGTATATCCACTTTGTGCCATTCTGGCGATCTTGCTCTGCTTCGCATCGCTCAGTGTGCTGGTTGTCCTAGGCATGGCCTTCTGTCTGAGGATGTCCATATCTGCATTATTGATGATTTTGGTAAGCGTATTCTCACTCACAGCGCCGGCCTGAATCGCTTCCCATTCCCGATCTGTAATCTGAATAGGCGTCCTCTTTGCGCCGAGCATAGTTCTAGCCTTGCTGAGCGCCTGCTGACCCGCTTTCTTCAACTCTTTGGACTCCATGTCGGGGTTGGCCTCTTTCTTAGCCTTCACGACACTGTTCGCATAGAGCTGCGCTTGTCTCTCACGGGGTGCATTAGTCAGGGCGATGCTCAGTTTATCATTCAGACTGCGAACTTCCGTATCATAGGTCACCTTCGCAGAGGGACTGTACTGAATCTTACCGGTCCTTGTATACTCAAGACGAGCCTCATTCGCCATTGCTTTGAGCGTGTTGGCATACTGGGCGTATCTTTCTTCCTGAGGGGTACCAGATGAAAGCGTTCTCGCGTCATGAGTTTCGGCCATCTGCGTACTCTTGATGGTACGCTCACGGGTTTTACCGTGGCTGTCCACGTATTCCTCACGAACGGTCTTGTAAACAAGCGCTCCTTCAGGAATCGTGGGATCATACCAATCCTTACCCTTTTCATTGATGCGTGGCTGACCCTTTCGCTTGGGAACTTCCTTCTGACCTTTGCTTCTGGAAATCAGCGTGCTGGCTCCGGTATGCTCATGGCCATCCTCATCAATACGAAGCTGATACTTCTTCTTAAGTGCAGCGATGTTATTATCCACTTCGCTCTGCTTGTAATCAAGCTTGTGCTTGGCGGCGTCGATAACAACCATGCTGTGACGAACAGCAGCAGCGAGCTCATCTTCTGTCGCACCTCGAAGCGTCATATCCGTGATCAGATTGGAGATCTTACCCATCTCAAGCTGAGTGCCCTTCTTCGTCATGTAGGTCATACCTTCACGCTCAGGATACTGCATCTTGGGATCGAAGTCCGTAAGTCCTTCCAGCTTATGGGTAGAAGTGATCTTGACCTTACTGTTGGCAGAGTTGCAGGGAATTACCATAACGGTATCACCGTCAAAGTCAGCGCCGGAAAGACGCTCTGCAACCTTACTGTTGATACCGATGGCGTCAGCCGGCGTGTTGCCAAGAATCCGCCTTGCATCCGCATGCTTGTTGTTCACCTTCAGAATCGGAATCTCAAATGTGCCGCCATGCGGATATCGGATCAGCGCTACAGTCTCTCCATGCTCATAGTTAGGCGCATACACTTCATTGTCACTC